CCTGGCAGGGCGACCGCTTCCACGCCTGTTCCACAAGCAGGGCGTGAGCGATGGTCGGGATGTCGGCCTCGTCGGCCAGCCGGCGGAACTTCTGCAGGTCGAGGATCCACTTGCCCTTCGTGGACCGGTCGACTCGGACACGCTCAACACCGACAAGCTCCCACACGGGAGCGAGGAACAGGCGTGGCTGACGTTCGTCTTTGGGGAGGTGGTGGTCGTGGGCGTTGTCTCTGAGGAGGTAAAAGACGCCCGGGTACCAGCGCAGGGCCTTGCGTACCGTGAGTTCATCGAGAACGAACAGGTCTCTCTCATCAACCCCATCATACAGGTGCCATCTACTTGTCAGGGGTTGATTCTTCTCCTTGATTTCCAGCATCCACCCGGGCACCCAGATGTCCAGGTCGTCCTTGGCGTCGAACCGGGTGTGGTTGGGTACACCGAGGCGCCCTGAAACGTATTCCTCGTAGGCCCGGGCGTTGGCGAAGTCGTGGGACCGTTGGGCCGCCGTCCGGGTGTAGGTCACCGGTCGACCCAGCTCCTCAGGAGCTCCTGGCCGAACTCCCAGTCGACGACCATGAGGGTCCCGGGGGACTCTGCTGCCCTACGGTCGCCGGAGGCAACGACGAGCGCCCACCTGTCGTCACCCCCGGCCGCTGCCCGCAGCAGCCGAACCCACTTCGGGATCTCCCACCGTTTCCGATGCTTTGCTTCAATCGGGAATGGCGTTCCGTGGAAGTCGTTGGAGGGGTTACCGGCCTTCGCCCGGTCCGCATCCGGCCAGATGTTTCGTAGGCCGTCGAGCACCTCGTTCTCGAACTTGGTTCCCTTAGCCCGGGCTTTACTCACATCTATAGAGTAAAGGCACGGGGGGGGCAGGATTCAACATATGGAAGTGTCACCGTGGGAAAGGCCCCACCGGAGAACGGGTTCAAGCCATTGGTCGGCATCGTCAATGGCTTCTGCCACCCGGCCACCCGGCGGAACAAGGCTGCCGGCCCGGTGTGCACCAATCGCCTCGGTGATGCGCTGGGTCGCTTCCTGGCCGGCCTTGTCGTCATCCAGGCACAGGATCGTGACGTGGTGGCCGTCAAATATCGACATCCATTCGGGTCGCCAGGTGCCGGCCCCACCGGGGAGGGCATACACCCGGACAGCTGAGTTGAGGCCCCGGCTGTTGATCCACTTCTGGACACACCACAGGTCGGACTCTCCTTCGACAAGGAGAGCGACCCCGGACTGGAGTACCGGTTCGACCCGGTACAAGAACGACGTGAACCTGGAACCCTTGACGGCGTGCTTGACGCCCGAGTAGGTGTCCCGAACCTTGATGCCCCGGACGACGTCCTGTCGGTCCCGGTGCGGGATCCACAGTGCATGCTCGCAGACCTTGACGCCGAAGCCAGTCAGGTCATCCAACTCCAGGAACGGCCACTTGCCGGCCACCCAGCCGGCAGCCCTGGCCTTGGCGGACTTGGAGCCGACCGGTTCGTCGTCGAAGCGGTCGGTGAGGTCTTCTAGCTTCGGCCTTGAGACGCCGTACTTGGACCTGGTCGAGATGCCGGCCTTGCCGCCCAGCATCGACAGGGCTTCACCGAACGTGCACCCGGTCACCATCTGGCAGAACCGGATTTGGTCGCCGCCCTCACCAGTCGAATAATCAAACCAGTGGTCATGATAAATGTGCAGCGACGGGGTGTTGTCCCCCGGGTTAGCGACCGACCTGATTTTGTGCTGCCGGTTCGGTGGTTCCATCCCCAACAACTCCAGGACCTGGTACATGGAGACCGATTCTTTGATGTGGTCACGGAGCCGATTGTCAAACTTGGACCTCACGGTCACCCCCGGAGACTGTATGGCTGCCATGCCTTTAGGTGCACGATCGGCCAGCAAAAGTCCGGGCCCTCGTACTCTTCCCAAAGGGCCTCGTACTCTTCCATGTCGTCCCGGGCTGTTCCCTCGTGGTGTGAGCACACCCATTTGCCGCAGAAACCACGCTCGATTCCCTCGGCCAGCCACTCCTCGGCGGTGCGACCGGGGGCATCGTCTACCTGGGAGGGCGGCGTGAAGGTTGAGCACACGACCGACAGGTTGGCGGTCATCGTCGCTCCCAGTCACCTGTGACGAGGGCCCGGCTAGCCGCACTAGTGGTCTTGAAGTAGTGGGACTCTCTCGACCAGGGCAGGCCGTCCTTGTCGGTGTAACCGAGGTAGTACCCGGCTGCTGACACGCAGACTTCAAGCTTGGCGTCGGGGTACGGGAGCTTCCCCCCTCGGTGAACGGTTTCGCCTTTGACGGCCATTAGTTTGTCCTTTCTCTTTGTCGGCTTTCCACTGCTCATTGCCTAGAGTTGATGTACTCCCCCTCGACGAGATTCCGCTCGACGTGGAGCGGGCCGCTCCCTCTCACGTTCGTACTCGGCTTTGGTCATCGCATCGTCGTTGTAGTACTTGTTCTTGCGTGTCCGGTGGACGACACCTGTCGCAGCTTCTCTGGCGACCCGCATGGCGTTCTGGTGGACGTTCGTGCATCGGTTGCACCGGCACCCACGCCGTTGATACATCTTGAGGGTCCCGTGCTTGAAGCCCATCACGCCCCTACCGCTCCGTCGAGGGTGGGCGGACTTTGTGAAGCGATCGGAGGACGTCCGGGGCGAACCGTTCGACCACCTCTCGTCTCTGGCGGTCGAAGTCGGCTTCGAACCGGCGGATCATCCGCCAGCGGTAGTTGAGGAGGACGAACAGGGTGACGTTGATGAGCAGCAGGATGAGGTGGTAAAGCAATGCGACTCCTAGAAGTTGAGGATCGGTTGTCGGATGCGGCCGGTGTCCGGGTTCCAGACGTGCTGGACCCCATCAGGGTGGATGCCACCGCCGGTGCGGGTTTTCAGAAACTGGAACCGGAGGTCTTTCTCCAGCCGGTCCCGAATGTCTTGGTTGATGTTCGGGTTCAGGGACGGCTTGTACATGCCGAGGACGTAGTCCGCCGACTCTTCGCCACCGAACTTGCCGTCGGTCAGGTCCAGGGGCTTGTGGCCGGCGTTGGCCTCCCCCCTCTTGACCTGGTGGAGGACGATGAGGGCGAGGTCGTGCTCCCGGGCGAAGTTCTTCAACGCCCTCGCCATGGATTGGACCGAATCCATCTGGGATTCGCCCCAGGTGCTGATCAACTCCAGGTAGTCGATGAGGACCAGCCGGGGCCGTTGCCCGACCCGGGTCTCGTAGTCATCGAGGACCTTCGTCATGTCGCCCAGGCCGAGGTCTGGTTCGTCCTCGATACGCAGCAGGGATAGACCGTCGGCGGTCGATTCGACGGCGGACGACGCACCGTGTGTACGCATGCCTTTCTCGATGGCCGTGGTCGGTGTGTCGCTGTAGACCGAGGCCAGACGCTCCAGGATGTACCGGCCGTGCATCTCCAGGGAGAAGAACACGGTCGGTATCTGGGGCTGGTTGACGGCCACGTTGACGAGGAACCAGGTCTTACCTACCCCTGTGCGGGCGAGCATGATCATCACCTGGCCGGGGGCCATTCCACCTTGGGTCCGGTCATCGAAGAAGCTGTAGCCGATGGGCACCCGGACGATGTCCGAGGACGCCCACCGGTACAGCTCCGCCTTGACCTCTGGGAGGTCACGGAGCACTCGGGCCTACGGAACGATGGTGCCGGCGGCCACAAGGGCGGCGTACTCGTTCTGCAGGCCCAGCTTCGTGAACGCCCACCCGGGGGCGCACTTGCTGGCGTCACGCTGGTCGATGAGGAAGATGCCGACCTTGTACTGGCCGGCCATGATGTGCTCGTGGGTGATGTCCGGTGCGTTGCCACCCTTGACGGTGCACTTGTCTGTGTCCCACACCTTCCAGTCGCCCGGGTTGTGGTACAGGGCGTCCTCCAACTTCTCCACCATCGTGGACTTGTCGTGGATCGGCTTCGGGAGGCCCGGCTGGTGTACTGCGTCACCGGCGGCAGGTATGACCGGTGGCACGGCGACCGGGGCCGCCCCGGTAGGGGCGGTGAATGCCGCCTGGGCGAGGGCCACCGGGTCGGGAGCATTCACGGCAGGGGCTGCGGAGGGAGCGACACCTTCGTCAATCCCCGCCGTGTCCAGAATGATGTTGTAGACGGCCATGGCCGTCGCTGCGAACCGGCCGTTGTGGACGGCCCCCTCCCCCTGATCTTGGAGGAGCGAGGTGGCGATGTAGGCAGAGACCTGGGCGATGATCGTCCGGTCTTTGAGTGTGACGGTTTCCATTTGGTGTCTTTCTTCTCGTGGGTATTAGTTGTGGAACGCTGCCCCGAAGGGGCACCTGTCCCAGTAGTCGCAATAGGCGGCACTGCACAGGAAGCTGTCCGGGCTGGGCAGGAAGGGCCCCCCGGCGTCGATCAGGTCGGCCAGTTCCCCGGCCTGGGTCATCGTCGCTGCGAGTTGACCAGCGGTACGGACCTCCTGGCGGCGGAAGAAGACCTCAGCCTCAGGCTTGGCGGCCACCACCTCGGCGGCGTTCAGCAGCGTGACGTCGTAGCAGAACCCCCGGGGGGTGTCCGGGTGGATGAGGCCCGGCATCTCATCGAGGTGGTGCAGGTAGTAGGACGCCTGCGGGGTCTTGTAGGCGGCGTACTTGTCCTTCTGTGGCTTGGACAGGCTGTGCTTGTGGTCGACGCACCAGACGAACCCGTTGGGTCCCTGGATGATCAGGTCGCTGGTGCCGTGCCGGATCCACCCTGGGTGGCCCTCCCACTCGAAGTTGAACGTGACTTCGACAGCGAGGACCTCGAACCCGGCAGGCCAGTAGCACTTGGCGGCGTGGTAGTACCGGATCGTGCCTGCCATCATCTCCAAGGCTTCGGCCTTGGTGAGGACCCGTTCGTCCTTCTTGGTCGTTGCCGGCTGGTACATCCAGTTGAAGTTCTTGCCGGACCTGTCCAACTCCACTTCGAGGGAATCAGCGGTGGCCCGGACGAGGAGGTCGACATCGGCAACAAGTGGGCCGCCTTCCATCCGGGCCCGGTAGTACTTCTCGTGGGCGGAGTGCAGAGCGGTGCCCATTGCCCTCACTATGCTGCTGTAGTACGGAATCGACGGGTCCAGGTCGTACATGATCCGCCGCTGACATATCTGGGCGTTGTTGATCGTGGACTGGCGCATCAGTTTCACGGGTGTGCTCATCGGCGGTTCTTTCGGGCGATGTAGTTGACCTGATTGATGGTCGCTCCGGTCCGGGTCGAGATCGACGCAATCGGTTCACCGGCCCGCCACCGTCGTAGAACCTCTTCCTTCTTACGGGCTGACAACTCCTGTGCCCGACCGGCCTGGATGTTCGGGGTGAGACCCCGGGCAGCGAGGACCTTGTAGATCCACGCCCGGGAGAACTCAGTCGACATGTGGATCGCCTGGACACTCATCCCCTGGGCGTGCCCGTGGATGATCGTCCACGTCTCCGGGTTGATCCGGCCAACGGCCTGGGCGACGAGTGCATCGTCCATTCCAAGCGTGTGGGCGATCTCCCACGGCAACCAGCCGAGGAGGAACATCTCCCTGGCCCGCCCCTTGTCGGACATGTCGAGGAAGTGGCCGATACGGAGACCGTGGCGGACTAGTTCGTTGCTCTCCCACTCGGGGAGCGGATCCCCATGGATGAGAGAGTCTTCGAGGGCTTCCCTGACGGTGACCCATTCAGGCGGGTAAGCGAGAAAACCGTTACCGACCGACGTTGTTCCCTGTGCATTCGTGGATGAGTTGGTCATTCATGTGTCCTTCTCGTGGGTGTCCGCTGACCAGAGTATGCAGCATAGCAGTGACACCCACCAGAAACGGTGGACACTCGCAGACAACGGGGGTGGACAGTTCCACCCGTCGGGGACCCGTCAGGTCGTTACAGGCCCTCGGTCCACAGCACCCACGCCCAGGTCTGCTCGGTGACCACACCGGTGGCCGGACCGAGCCACGGGGCGATGAAAGCTTGCACGGCGAGTAGCCGCTGCTCTGTCATAGGACCAAACTTTCCATCGGCGGCGATGTCCGGGCCTAGGGCACGTTGGAGGCGGGCCACGTCGGTGCCGGTGGCCCCACGTCTGAGAACCGTTGGCAGTGCGGGGCCTCGGAGTGCCGGGTCAGAGCCCGGTTCTAGGGCACCGTCGGCAAGCAGGCCACGGAGCAGATCCCCGGGGCACGACGTTGCCTTCACCTGCGAGTGCGGGACGATGTCGAGGGCGCCGGGCCACTGCCGGCGGGCCAGAGCGACAGCCCGGGCGATGCCGTCGACCATCGGTTCCGGGATCGGTTGGCCGGGCCCGACGAGGGCCACGATGGCGACGTACCGGCGGTTCAAGATACGGCCACCCTGGGCCCCGGACTCGATGTCGAGGCCACGGCAGGCCCACACCTCGCCAGCCTGATCGACGGCGAGGTTGTAAGCGATGTCCCACCAGCCGAGCCGGTCGATGTGCCCGGTCTGGATGGATCGGAGCAGGGCATCGGTCGGCCGGGTCGGGTCGATGGCGAACCCGGCATAGTGGACGCAGACGCCCTTGACGTGGGCCGCTACGAGGCGGCGGGTCTTTACCGGGGGGCGTGCTCGCCAGTCTGATCTCGTGTGCATCACATCCACCTTAGCGACTCGCCGGGTGGTTGTTCAGAAACTCGGCGTAAGCCTCGGGGCTGTTCAACACAATCATCACCCCACCCGATCCCGGTTCAGATGACCGGCCAAGGGTCACGCTGATTGCTCCGATAAGTGTGCCCACAGCGACCAGTAGTCCAGTAACGGCCACGATCAGTTTTGTAACGCTTCCCATTAGTCCCCCGTCGTACCTTCCTCCCGGCCGGTGGCTCCAAAACAGAAAGAGCCCCGAGCCCCACCGAGAGGAGAGTAACGGTGGGACCCGGGGCTCAGGTCTGTGATGCGGTGACCAGTCTAGGTTACCCGACAGCGAAACCAGGGCGGAACCTCGGCTCCGGGTACACGAACGACAGCGTCGGCTCCGGCGATGAACGCCTCGACCTCGCCCGTCGACATGTACGACTGCTGGATGGCTGCTCGGCGGTATTGCCCGGGAGAGCAGTGGGACGACACCAAGATCAGCCAGCGGCGCCGGGTGGGCTCCGATGGTGAGTGCTCTTGGTGGTAGTCCTGAATCGCCCCGAGCCGTTTGAGGCTCTCGAGCGATTCGGTGATTCGTGATTGTCTGGACACGGTTCTCCTCCTTAGATAACCGGATGTGCTGCGTGCGTCACCTGGGTGGTCGTCATGTGCAGACGACCCCCGGCTGGCTACAGATGTGCTCCAACTCCAAGCCGCCGGCATACCCGTAGGCAGCGACCGCCAGCAAGGACAAGAGCAGTCCACGCCAGTGCAGGATGACCCACAGGATGGGTCTATACATAGTGTTTCTCCTCGTGGGGAAGGGCCCCGGCCGAAGCCGGGACCCCCATTTCCCCTATGTAGTTGTATTGCTGTCCCCACCTGATGGTGGGGATCGTGGAGCAGCCGGGAGTCGAACCCGGGTGCCAGAGGGTCCGCATGCGGCGATTACTCTGGTCGATACCTTTCCTGCCCCGGGTCCCGGACCGCCGGAGGGAGACGGCCCGGGAGGGGGTGCTAGCCCAATGCCTCAATCAAGGCGTGGTTTGCCTCGTAGTCGGACGGGTTGGCATGGCCCAGCAGTTCCTGCAAGGCGGCCAACTCGTCGTCGTCCAAGGTGATGATGTGGGCCTCTTGGTCACCTGTTCTGTGCCAGTCGACGTCAGCCATCATCGTCACCCTTGCCGACGGCTTCGATGACCGATTCGGCCAACCGGCAGCCGATCATGTAGATAGCCGCCGTGGCGTTATCGGTCATGTCGGCCTCAGGCCCGCCCAACTCGGTGAGGTCCACGTTCCATGCGTACAGGTCGTGGAACGTGTCCCACTGCTCGTGCGTCGGGACCGGGATGCACGCATCGGCTGCGGCATGGGCCTGATCGGAGCGTTCGCCGTCTGGTTCGGATTCGATCCGCTCCAGAACGTCGGTGACGACACCGGTCAGGTAGTCCGCTCCGGCGTTAGCCAGAAGGACGACGTTCCCGGTAGCGACCGTGTCGCCGTCCCTGTCTGTGTACACCGCTTCGACGTGTTGCTGCCGGAGCGACGTGTGGGCCTCGTTGGCGCAGCGCATCGCTGTCCATGTGGACGGGTGTTCTTTCGTGATGTTCATGTTGCTCTCCTCGTTGGTATTGCTGTCCAGAGCGGATGCTCTGGATCGTCCCAGCCCGGGGCTCGCACCCGGGTGCCTGCTGGTCTGGGGTGGGGGTCAGGCGTAGTGCTGACCTCCAACGGTCTGGTCGAAGCCGACGATCCGCTCTGCGGTGGCGTAAGCCGTGAAGGCCGCCCCGGGACGGTTAGCGCCATGGTCCTCGATCCACTTGGTCGCAGCATCGTTCGCCTGCTCGGCGTGCTCGTCCCAGTACGGGCTGTCCGGGATCTCGAAGACCGCCACCAGATCGCAGCGGATCCAGGTCCAGCCGCCCTCCTCAGGTCCGCCGCCCCCATGGGAGGTGGCGTACACGGAGACGACTTTGGCGTTGGCGTAGAGGAACTGGTGGACTTCCACCGGTTCGGCGAATGCCCATTTGCAGTACTCGCCGTCGATGTGGTGGTCAGGATTGGAAACCACCTCGATCACCGGGATGTAGCAGCCGGTCGCCCGTAGTGGCAGGAGTTGCTCAGGTAGCACCGGCAGGAAGTGGTCCTCGTCGGCCCTGAACCAACGGCCTGCCCGGACCACGGCCTCGATGAGGTCATGGTTGGTCTTGAAGTTTTCGTTGATCATTGTTCTCTCCTCGTTGGTATTACTGTCCCCACCTGATGGTGGGAATCGTCCCCTGCCCCGTCTCGCTCGGGGTGCTCGGCCAATGCCGAGTCAGGGGTGAGGACTAGTCCTCAGTGAGGAAGTGCCGGAACACGTTCCCCAGTTCGGTTGCGTCGACACTCCAGATGGTCTGGTACCAGTCGGTGTCGGCGACGCCGACCCGGGCTTCGGGCCGGACGGTCAAACGGAACCCGTCGACCTGCTGATCGACAAGGGCCACGTCTTCGGCGTCACCGGACTTCTTGTACCGCTCATCCCAGTCAGCCAGTTCCACGAGCCGGAGGGCCGCAGGGAGACTGACGAGCGATGAGCAGAGCAAGACGTCCGAGTCGTCATAGACCCGGACGACGGCGGAGCCACGGCCAGAGACACTGACCGTCCCGATGACGTTGGGCATCCACATGGAGGTCCCCAACTTCTTGTCCAGTACCTCGACAAACACGTCGATGGTCCGGGCCATCTTGTCGATGAATGTCTGGGTGCCGTCGGCCCAGTTATCTACGGCGGATGTTGCATTCATTGCTCTCTCCTCGTTGGTATTGCTGCCACGGGCTGGTGCCCGTGATCGTCCCCTGCCCCGTCTCGCTCGGGGTGCTCGGCCAATGCCGAGTCAGGGGTCGCCTCATACGAGGCCAGCGTCGATGTCAGCCCGGTACCCGTCATCGTCTCGGGTCAACTCGTTGAAGTCGCCACATACGTCGGCTGCCTCAAACACTTCACGACGCTTCTCGTACTCGTCGGAATCGATCTCGAATCCGAACTCTGCACGCTCGTCCTCGCCGTGGCCTTGGCAGAAGTCGATGACATCGCCGCAGTAACCACAACGACTAATGATCTCATTCATGGTTCTCTCCTCGTTGGTTGGTTGTGCCCAGTCTCATCAGGACGGGTAGGGCAGTTCCCGTCGACCCCCCTGGAGGGGGGTTTCGACTAGCCGTAAATGACCTCGCCGAAAATGGCTGCCTGCACGATCATGTCGGCAGTACCGGCGTCCAGCATGTCCTCGAAGTCGGCGAACATGGTGAACCCGGAGGCCACCACAGTCGACAATGCGTAAGACAGTCTGGCGTGCTCGGACCGGGGGTGAATGCGGTGCTCTTCCCGGTACTCGTCAGTCTCACCGGCGAGTTCCTTCATGCCCCGCTGGATGGTCTCACGATCGACCCGGTGGCCGATGCTGTCGTTGACGTCGCCGACCCCATACCGGTCGACGTACTCCTCCCAAGGGAGGTCGGCGGTGGCAACGAGGGTGGCGTACCAGCCCTCATGGCCGACGGAAGGCCGGTACTCGGCGACCTGCGCCCAGTACTGGACCCCACCTTCGATAGCGGTCGTAAACACGTCATATTCAATATCAGTGTTCCTGTTCATGGTTCTCTCCTCGTTGGTTGTTGGGTTGTCTCTTCAGCACCCGGGAACCCATCCCAGATGGACCGCCCAGAGGGCGGTTTCGACTTGATCAGCCGCTGCCGGAGCACCACTTGCCCGTCGTCTTGTTGTAGATCGCCCCGGCGGTGGGGTGATCCTTCGACGTGCAGACGGCGTGAAACATGCACCCCAGAGGGCCTTCGACGTCGTTGCCGACGGGGTGACCCCAAGCCTTGTCAAACTCGAGGCTCGCCGTAAGTCGCTCGATCAGGGCCCGGCGGACGTCAGCCCACTCGGACACCGAAATGTCATGCTCTCCGGCATTGACGGTCACCTCATCGAGGTACCCATGGATGACGTCCACCAGTTCCTCTGCGACGGCGTCCACGCCCTCGTCAGTGCCGAGATCGGTCTCGTGCAAAATGTTGTAGTTCGGCATATCTGTCTCTCCTCGTTGTTGGTTGGCTTGTCTCATCAGTGGGTGGGTAGCCATCCCATCCCAGACCCCCCGGAGGGGGTTTCGACTAGCGGTCAGAAACGCTCGTCAGGGTCACAACGCTCGACCTTGACCAACTCATCGATGACCGCCCGGACCGTGTCCTCGTGGATCGTCCGGCAGTCCATGGTCGGGCTGTAGAACGACGGCACTAGGTAGACCCAGTAGCCCTCGTCGCCATCGTCCGGGTCGCTGGTCGAACCGACCCGAGGGTCGGCCTGAACCTGCGCCCAGGTCCGAGGCTTCGTGGTCGGCACCTGAATGGTGACGCAGCCGTCGCAGACCCGCCACTCAGTCTGGTAACCCTCAGGGTCGACGGTGACCTCGACGATGTCCTCGTCGAACGGAATGTCCTCGCCGCACCGGTCACACTCAAAGACCGATCCCAAGCACTCGATGCACTTGAACCCGTCGGCGAATGGGAGCCGATTGACCCACCGGCCGAAACCGGGTGCCGTCTCCTCGCCACACTCGACACACGGTTCTATTCTGTCGCTGGTTGTTGTGTTCTCGCTCATGGTTCTCTCCTCGTTTGGGCCTGCCTCATCAGGGCGGGGACGGCCAGTCCCCCACCGACCCCCGAAGGGGTTTCGGCATTCAGAATCCAAACTCCTGCTTGGCCTGAGCCATCAGTGCTGCGGCCTCCAACTCGGCCTCGTCGACAGCGATCAGGATGTTGTCCGCATCCCACACGTCGCCGACCTGACAGCCGTCAAAGTCACCGACCTTCGCACCTTCGGCATTGCCATCGAAGTCGACTAGGAAGTCGACCCACGACTGGGTGACGTAAGCCACCAGCCAGAGCGTGTTGTTCTCGTCCAGCCCGTAGGTGTTGCCACCGGCGAAGGAATCGTAATGCTTCGGCTTGATCTTCCAGTTCGGTTCGGTCTTCATGGTTCTCTCCTCGTTGTTGTTGATTGCCCTGTCTCATCAGTGGCAGGTGGGCAGTCCTGCCAGACCCCCGGAGGGGGTTTCGACTTGCTCAACCGGCGTGTCGGCTCGGGGCCGACGAAGCCGGTGCGTCCGGGTGGAAGCCGATGATCTCGCAGGCGTAATGGATCGTCGCCAGCCGGACCACGTCGTCGAAGTCGACACCGTCTTGAGCGGCAAGGTGCCGCAGGTCGGTGACGAAGTCGACTATCGCCGTCTTCGGGTCCTCGTCGTAGCCGTCGTTGGCTTCGGCGTGCTCCCGGACGAACCAGTTGACTCGCTTGGCCTTCTGTAGGTCGCACTTCATGGTTCTCTCCTCGTTTCGACCTTGACTGAGGTCTCATCAGGGCCGCTGGCAGCGACCGACGAGGAGGAGATGTGCCAGCCATGCCCCGGGGCTCCACCTCGTTAGAAGCGGCTGGCCCGGGAGGACCTAGACGGCCGGGGAAAGCACACCGTGGCCCCTGCCGAAACTCACCATGTGGTCTGGTGCTGACCTGCCGGGCCCGCCTCACCCCTTGGGGCTGGCTAGGAGTTGCGCCCTCTGCTGGGCGGGTCTCCCCCGGTCGAACCGAAGCGGTATGTGGCCTCAGCAACGACCAGAGTCAACTTGAATGATCAACAACTGTCAAGAACTAATGTTCCCAACTGGGCCCAAACGTGGCCAAACCAGCAGGTCAGAGCACCCAAAAAAAAACCCACAGAACCGAACACTCTTAGACTCACACCCCCCCTGTGACCCTAGAAGTGTTCGGAATCTTGGGATTCCCAGCCGGCCAAGGCCGGCCCCGCTGCACCCACCAGCCCACCAGCCCACCACCCCGACACCAGCATCGCCGCCGCAGCCACGGAGGGCTGTATGAGCACGGCGGCCCCGGTCAATACCCCTCGAGGCCACCCAGCCAGCAGCGGCAGCCTCCCCCCAGCCGTGGCTAGGCGGAACACAGAGGTCCCCGGCCTGCCCCAGCCCAGAAACCCAGCCTGACCAGCGGATCCGGGCCCACGATCGCCGCCGGAGGGACCCCCCGGGACCGGGGTCCATAAAATCGGCGATGGGGGGGGAGGGGAAAGGCAGCACACAAAGTCGCCGACAAAACGACAGGCCAGCTAGACGGGTCCTGGTCGGCTAACCACGTCGGTTCTTCGTCTTAGGTTGAAGGCGGTGTCGCTGTTGCCGGCACCGTCACCCTGGGGGGTGCCGCTGCCGGTCAGGCAGGGGTCTAAACCCCCCACCCGGTGCTACCCCGACCGATTCAAGGACCGTCGACGCCCTTATTCTCCTCTGACAACGAACTTCACTGACCGGTTTCGGTGAAAGCCCCTCCCGATCAGCCTGCGAGTGGCTCGGGGTTCGGGGCGCCGGATCAGCGGGTTGTACCGGGGGCTCGCATCACTGTCAGTACCCGGCTGTCTACTAGATAGCCCGAGCATAGTCGACTCGACTCGGGTGGGGGATGGATGGGTAAGCCACGGTTGAAGAAGTACGAGACTTGGTCGAAGGACCGCCTGTACAAGGCCGCTATCGACCGGGTTTTGAACCAGGGATGGACCCAGTCTGATGCTGCCATCGAGTACGGCATTTCCCGCCAGCACCTCTCGGGTCGCCTCCAGAAGGAACGAGAGAAGCGGGCCGGCCGGGTAGCTGAGGCGAAAGCCCAGGCAGCTGTCGGGCCGCTCGGCATCAACGAAACCCGCCGCATCGGAACCTTCCCCGAGTTTTGCGACCATTACCTGCAGGGCTGGATGTGCCCGGACTGCGGAGTGCACCACGAGACGCCTGGCTTTCATCACGAGATCGCTGCGGCGGTGACTGGTGATTTCCGGCGGGTGTTGATCTGTATGCCTCCGTACCACAGCAAGTCGACTTTGGTGACGGTGTGGCACACGGTGTATGACATTTGCCGGGATCCGAATCTGCGGACGTTGTTGGTGTCGAAGTCGTTGCCGTTTGCTCGGACGTTCATGCATTCGATTTCGGAGATGCTCCAGAACCATGAGCTGTATGGGGATGGTCCGAATCCGATTGTTGATTGGGGGCCGTTCAAGGCGGATGGTCAGTCGAAGTGGTCGTCGGAGTCGATTTACGTCTCAGGTAGGACGACGGCGGAGAAGGATCCGACGGTGGCTGCGTTGGGTGTCGGGCAGCAGATTTATGGCCGGCGTGCCGATGTCATCAAGTTTGATGACGTGGCGACGTTGGAGAACCAACGTAACCCTGACCGGGTTGGGCAGATGTTGGAGTGGTTCGATAAGGAGGCCCTGTCGAGGCTCGGGAAGAGGGGCCGGGCGATCTGGGTCGGAACCCGGGTGAACCCTGGGGACGTGTATTCGACTCTGTCGACTCGGGCTGGGTACAACGTCTTGAGGTATCCGTGCATCCTGGATGATGAGACGGAAGCCACGTTGTGGCCGGAGCATTTTCCGTATGAGCAGGCGTTGATTCACCGGTCGGAGATGCGGCCTGCTGATTTCCAGCTGATCTACCAGCAGGTCGACATTCCTGGCACGGGGGCGTCGTTCACGCAGGACATGATCGACATGTGTAAGGACACGTCCCGGGTCCGGGGTCAGTTTGATTCGTCGTGGCGGCTGTTTGCCGGCCTGGATCCGGCGGGGGGTAATAAGGGGTCGGGGTACACGGCGTTCACTCTGGTGGGGGTTGACCCTGCTACCGGCAAACGGTATTTGGTGGATTCGTTGGCGGTGAAGTCGATGAAGGCCCCTCAGATGAAGGACCAGATCCTGGATTGGACGGACCGGTACCCGTTGTTCGAGTGGCGAGTCGAGTCGAACGGTGTGCAGTCTCAGATCGTTCAGTACGACATGGAGCTGGTGCAGCATTTGGCGAAGCGGGGGGTGCGGGTTGTCCCCCACCACACTCACGGCAACAAGTGGGACCCGCAGTTTGGTGTCGAGTCGTTGGCTCCTCTGATGGAAACCGGCCTGGTGTCGATCCCGTGGGGGAACGCTCCGACAACGCAGGTGTTTCAACCGTTGATCGAGGAGCTTGTCGCTTTCCCTATGGGGAACGTCTCGGACCGGGTGATGTCTTTCTGGTTTGCGGACCTGGGGGCCCGTGAGTTGTTGAACCGGGCGCACCTCCCGATGTTCCATGAGCGGATGAAGGTCCCTAACCGCATCAAGCGGCGCCGCCGGGTTGTCGACTTTCAGAACCAGGAGATCCGTGGGGTCGCTTTGCGTGACCAACGCCCTGGTCACATGACTCGTGGGCAGTGGGGGTATCGCCGTCAGACGGTCGGTCAGGCCCAACCGCATGGCGATGTGGACGAGTATGACGCAGCTGAGGGGCCGGCACCGGAGAATATTGACCCGACAATCTGGAGTCCTGGGTGACACCTGTCGGGTAGGGCAACGAGACCTATGTTCGAGAAACTTCGCAACCGTCGAGCTTTCGAGCAGACGGCTCAACAGGCAGGCGACGAAGAGATCGTTTGCGGAACCCTGATAGACGACAAGCCCGTGTACTTCACGATGCCGATCGCCGCCACGGAGGCGGACGTTCGGGCCCGGGCGTTTGAGGTGAGAACCGGACGACCCATGACACACATCGAGCACACTCTCCTCGACATAGCGGAACGGCCCCGTACCTGATGTTGGACATTGAGCGCCTGCCAGCGATGTACGCCCAGTGGCGGTCCCGGCATTACGACCGGGACGTCCGCATGGAAACGATCGACCGGGTATGCGCCGGCGATTTTGACGTCTTCGACCCTGATGAGGAGTCGGTGGATTCGAGGTCGCCGAACCTGATCCAGGTGGCGTTGGAGGACACGTCCGAGGCGGCGTCTCTGGTGCCGACGGTTCGGGTCCAACCGGACAAGCCGACGAAGGCGTCTAAGGCGACGGCCCGTTCGATGGAGCAGATCGCCGTGTCGTACATGGACATCAACGCAATCGACATGTTGATTCCCCGTTCGGTGATGGACAAGGGCGCATACGGCATGTCGGTGTGGACGGTTACCCCCGATTTTGATCAGCGGATCCCGTTGATTGAACGCCGGGACCCACGGCAGTGCTACCCGGAGCCAGGGTTCCGCCCTGGTGACGAGGTTCGCCGTTGCCTGTTCGCTAGGGAGGTGTACTTCACTCAGCTTCCCACCGAGTACCAGGACAAGATCCAGGACCTGGTCGGTCAGGACTCCAAGTTGCAGGCCCCCGACGAGAACGCCAAGGTGGTCCTCGTCGAGTACTACGACGAAGACGAGTACGTCCTCGCTGGTCTGTACACGGCGTCGTCTTCTGGGATCGTCGCCTACAACGATCGTGACGATGTTCCCTACCCGGTCCTGTTGGACCGCATCGAGAACAAGGTGGGGATCTGCCCGGTGGTGATCGGTTCCCGGATCTCTCTTGATGGTGAGATCCGAGGACAGTTCGATCAGGTCATTGGCCTCCTCGAAGCCCACATCCGCCTGATGGGTTTGATCCTCGATTACGCCGACCAGGCCGTCTACTCCGACATTTTCGTGAAGGACTTGATTGGCGAGATGCCTTATGGTGGCGGTTCGTTTATCGAGCTGGGCCCGCAGGGTGCGATCGGCCGGGTTCCGCCGGCCGTGTCTTCACTGAACGTGCAGGCCGACCTGATGTCACTTATAGACGGCATCCATGTTGGTGGCCGTTGGCCGAAGTCCCGCCCCGGAGAGATAGACCAGAGCATCGCTTCAGCGAAGTTCCTGGAGGCGTCCGCCGGGATGATGAATACGGCGATCCGCACCTACCACCAGATCCTGCAACGGCAGCTGGAGCGGGCTTTGCGTATCGCCTTGGAGATCGACAAGGCGTACTTCCCTGGGGCGAAGACCGCTGCGGGGATCCTCCGCAACCAGGAGTTCCTTACGGAGTACAACCCGGCGGCGGACATCGACACGTCCCATCGTCTCCGGGTGGAGTACGGCCTTGGCTTGGGTCGGGACCCGGCACAGTCAGCGGTCCTCCACATCCAGTACTCGCAGGCCGAGTTCGTGTCGAAAGAGTTTGTGCAGGAAAACATCGACGGTTTGACCGACGTGGGTCGGGAACGGTCCCGCCTCGACACGGAAAAGTTCCGAGGTATGGCCCTCGCCAAGCTCCTCATGGGGGTCGAATCGGGCCAGATTCCGAACAGGGCCCTTGTCGAGGTTGCCCGTGCCAGGGAGAAGGGCGACGACCTGTTTGACCTGTTTGAGGAGTACATCGTGAAGCCCGAAGAGGAGTTGGCCGACAGCCAGATCGACACCGGTCTCGGTGCACCGATCCAGCCTGGGATGCAACCACCTCCCCCTGGCCCTGACGGTGGCCCGATGCCTCCCGCTCCCCCGTCGGCCCCTGAGGGCGCCGACCTGTTGGCACGCCTCGGCACGCCGGCCGGTCCGGGCGGCATGCTCGGAACGCAGGTAACTGGCTGATGGCGTGGCCTGACAACCCAGAGCTTGAGAAGACCCCGACCGGTGACACATCGGTCAACGCCCCGGAGAGCGGCACCTACGGTGAGAAGGCAGAACTGGCTCGACTCCGTCAGTCTCTGCCACCGATGGGGCCTCCTGGGGCGGGGGGGACTGGCGCTGCTCCGCCGGCCCCTCCCCCCTCTTCACGTCCTCCACAGTCGGGCCAGGGTGGTATCCCTGCCGCACTGCTGTCTCCGACTGACCGGCCGGACGTTCCGTTGGGTCAGCCTTTGGCACCTGGCGGCGTTCAGATGCCTCCCCGGGCGCAGGCCGCCGACCAGCAGCGACTAGCGATCCTTGACGCTTTGACCACACACCCGGATGTCTCCCAGGAGACCCGGGAGTGGGCGAAGCTGGTTAGAGACAGCCTGATCGAAGGCAGGCGGTAACCGTGCCCGGCCCGGTAGCCGCCCTTGGAACCCTGCCCGAGGAGGAACAGGTAGTCGAAGAGGGCGCCATTGGCGGTCTCCTCGACCCGATCAAGGAGAAGGGGGTCCTCCGAGGCGGCCTTGAACTCGCCGGGATGATGGTCCCTGGCGCAATCACCGGGTCTATGGCCGCAGAAAGGGCCAAGTCGGATGATGCGTTCACCACAGAGGAGTTGTTCGCCACCCTCAAGGACTTCGCTCACGAAGCGTCTTTCGTAACCCCCGGCATCGGCGAGGTTCAGGGCTTTCGGATGGGCCGAGAGCTGCTTTCTGCCCCCACCGACTGGTTGACCAAGGGCCTGGGGGCACTCGGTGTCTCCGCTTTGCCGCTGTCCGCCGCTGGTGGTGCCGCCCACACCATGGGCGTTCTCGGCTTGCCTATGCGGGCCAGGGTGGCGTCGCTGACACCAGGAGTACGTTCACCCAAGACAGCTGACGTTGTTCCGGTGATTTCCAGGGTCACTAACCCTGACGACCTGTCCCGCCTAGCTGGCGTGACCGACACCCCAATCATGGCCGGCGGTGTCATCCCGACCACGTCCGATACGTCGCAGCAGCTGATGGTGGCGCTGAACGGTGTCAACAACAGGTTCTCGGAAGCCGACCGGGTCACCCGGCTAAGGACCGCAATCCTGGGTGGCAGAATAGGTACCGCCGACCAGGTTGATGGTTTCCTCATTGGTCTGGGTGACGCCTTATCCAAGCGTCTCCCCGACTATGTCAGGAGCATCACCGAACCAGGGATGACCCCTGGGATCGTCCGGGTATCAGCCACCGGCATTGAGCTTTCCAAGTTCGACACGATGGCCCGCCGGGGCCTCCTCTCCGTCGAAGCCGGCTACGCCGACGTAGGCGGGCTTTGGGCCCGGATGAAGAGAGGCGAGGTCCTTTCCCTCGACGAGTTGAACGACCTGACCGCCGGGGTCCTCGAGCACGCCGAGTTGACCGCTGCGATTGCTCACCCGCAGATGGCGTTGCTGGGCGACCCCCGGTTCGCCGTCGTCGGTATCCACCTTGGTGGCCGGAACCGTGGCGTTTCCCTGGCACCGGTCCTGTTCGACGGTGTCGCTGCCGGGATGCTGACCGAACCGCAGCTCGTGACCCGCCTTGAGCACATATCGAGACATTCGCCGGAAGCCACAGTCACCCACATGACGGAGATCATGGTCAAGTTCTGGGACGACCAGGTCGTCCCCCACATGGAGGAGTTGCAAACCTCAGGGGCGTTGGGCCCGAACCGCCTCCAGGCCGAACCTCCCACCGTTGGAACTGCCGCCGTTGACTGGTACCGGCTGGCCTATGCCGACGCTGACTCCGCCGCCCAGTTCCACGGCTTCAACACTGACCGTGTCATCGGGGTTGCTTCCCTGACCTCGGCTGCCCAACGGTGGGAAACAAACATCGACAAGGCGGTAGCTGTGCTGCTGTACCTCCGTGAAAACCCGACGGCTATCGCCGAGACCCTCCATGCCCACATGAACGACCTGGGCATGAAGCTCGCCATGCCGGAAGCCCGCAACATCATGGCTCTCCATGCGGTCCCCGACAAAGGGATCGAAGGCCATTTCCTGGCGATGCTTTCCGACGGGAAGGCGTTGAAGCAACCCAACTTTGTTCTGGCAATCATCCACTCGTCTGCCGAGGATTCGGTAAAGCAGGCGTCCCTGGCCTGGGCGATGAGTAAGGGCCTGATCGACGCTACCGAAGCTGACGGCCTGTTCAGGGAACTAGGCATGACCGTTCCGAGAGTCGTTGACCGGCATGCCATCAACATGGCGTTCGGTGGGTCGTTCGACCCGGCGGGTTCGTTTTCCGATTTCGTCTACCCGTTGGTCGGCAGAGCTTTGGAAGCCGTTTCTGTCGCTATCGGCCCGCAACAGGTTGGCGGTGTCACACGCTTCCTGTCCCCATCAGAGGTGCAAGCCATCATGTGGGTTCGGTGGCGGGAATGGCGTGGCGTCACCGACCGGTACAAGTCCGTCGTTGCCGAAACAGGCAAAGAGGTTCGCCTCCCGAAACTGTTCATTGACGGCATCGGTTCCAACCAGGTGTTCGACTCCCGCTTTATGAAGTGGGCCGGTCAGCCCCTTCCGCAGAACGTCGTCTACTCCGGTATTGCCCGGGAAAGCAGTGGGGTGTTCCTCACCGCCGAGCAGCTTCGAGGCCGCCACAAACCAGCTGCCCGCCACTCCGGTCAAGGCCGTGTCACCCCAGGCGGGTTGACGTCAGCCGGCAAGACCCCGGAACACACCGTTGCCCTGTCGATGACTGAGGACGGCATGTTCGTGGTGGCCCCACCAGGGGCTATAGAAACGCAACGCAACATGTACCACTCGGTGGGTTGGACAGACGCCGGTCAGATCATGCGCCCAAAGGTCGGCGCAGCAGTCGCCGACATCGACGTCCAGCTCGACCTGCTGAACCAGGCGATGAGATCCAGGACTGAAGGTACCCAGGGCCTGACCGGGCACCGGATCGAAACGGCCGGCCATCGGGCCCCCCTGTTCGAGGACGGCCGCCACATCGGCATTTCGGCCGCCAAGCTCGCCCCGGACGGATCAGACCGTGCCATCCCCGGGCACAATGCGACAGTGGACCTCCTCACCGAAAGAGGCGTCAACTTCACCCACCAGAGGGAACCGGCTCACGACGGCTCGGCCAGCGTGTGGCGCCATCCGAATGATCCTGACGTTGAATACTGGTCACGAGCCGAGGTCATAAAAGCCGGCCTGAACCCGGACACTTTGATCCCGGTGGTGTCGAAGGAACCTGACCGAATCCGAATGATCCTGTCGTTCCCCGACGCCCAATCGATGAATCGGGCCATGGTGATCCTGTCTGAGCAACGCCCCCATCGGGCGTTGAATCTGGACATATCCGTCCAGGCCGCCATGGCGTACATCGACGGCTACGGCCGGGCCCTCGACCTTCATGTCCCCCGTGGGATCAAACAGCAGGCACGGATGGGTACCACCGTGGAGTCGCCGGTAGCCGGCCGGCGAACCGTGTTCGACGAGGTCCACGCCGAGGAGATCGCCAGGGCTTTTGAGGCGGCCCCCGTGAAGCCGACGGCGAAGCAGCGGCGGGCCACCCACCGGTCGTACCGCCGGTTCGTCAAAGAGATCGAAGCCCAATACGTCTTCATCCGTGACGACTTGGGCATCGAGATCATCGTGCAGGCCACCGACCCGTACAGCTCACCGGGCGAGATGATGCGAGACATCAGAGACAACAAGACCCTGCGGGTCTGGTCTACCGAAACAACTGGGGCTCACCCTCTCATGTCGAACCGTGAGTACGACATGTTTCGAGCGGTCCACGACTTCTTCGGCCACGCCGGCCTCGGCAACACGTTCAATCGTCACGGCGAGGTGGTCGCCTATCTCAAGCATTCGCAGATGTTTTCCGAACTGGCCCGAGGGGCGTTGTTCACCGAAACGATGGCTCAGGCCAGCACCCTGATCCGGCGCAACGGGCCCCCACCACAAAAAGCGGTGCTAATGCCGCAACGCTTCTGGTCGAACGACACCCTGTTCAACGATCCGTCGCTGATGACAGGCTCCGATGTCGGCCGGCGCCTCGACGACATCTACAGGGAAGAGATCCTGGACCTGGTGGCGTACACCAACGGCGACCACGAAGCCCCCTACGGGTCGATTGCCGTGAACGAACACCACTACGTTGACCCGTCAGGCCGACGCCTCGTTCAGATTTCCCCGGACGCCGACCCTGGTGCATCCCATTCCGGCCGGGTGTATGTCATGGAGCACGACGGCTTGTGGTCCTACATGTCGGACTCTGAGAGCCTTCGCCACTCCAGCCGTTCATCGTTAGCCCCACAGCATCTCCACAGGTTCACAGAAAGCAACGGTGCCATGTTCTGGGACAACACCATCAAGGTGCTGAACTCTGATGCCGTCAAGTCCTGGGACGAATCCCGCCACCTGTTTGACGTGAAGGTCGACGTAAAGGTCGACGGGAAGGTCCGTCGACGTGCCCCGACCCACATCGCCATGTACGTCCCGGATGAAGGCACTGGCCTCCCCGAGGTCATGTACAACCAGCGGACCATCCCTGGCCGGCCATCATCCAGGGTCGTGGTCTTGACCAGGACCGCCACGTCGGACTTCAAGCGGAGTGGAAACACCATCTCGATCGA